AGATCTTCACCAGATGCGGTGTCGAGACCGAAGCCAGTGTTTGCAAGACCGTAGATTGATGAGTTAGCATTACCTGGATTTATAGTGCTGGTGAATGCAGTCATTGTACCGTTACCAGAGTGGGCGTTATTTGCTTCGTCGAAGAGAGCTTCACCGCCACGTGCTGTTGAGGATGCATAGACTGAGCGCATTGCGAAAATCAAACCTGTTGGACCAGTCATTGGCTGAACGCCGCAGATGTCATAAGCCATTAGGTTTGGAAGAGCACGACGGACCAATCCGATTAGGATTGGGTCGAAGCCTGTTACGCCAGTGTTGACTGTTGAAGCAAGACCGCTGATGCCTGCTGAACCCATGGCATTAGCAGGAGCTGCTTCCCATAGGTTTGTCATTGAGCGGTTTTCTTCTTGAAGGGCACGTTCTTGGTTTTCTAGAACAAGGGCAGTAACTGCACGCTTGTATGGATCAGAGATCGCTGGAAGATCGCCGTGATCAAGAACTGGAGCCCACTTTTTTGTAATGGTTTCATTTAGATACATTTATAATACTCCGTTAAAAAAGATGAGTTAATTAGGCTTTTGGAGCCGTTTTTGTAATTGCTTGCACATAATGTTTCATTAGACCATGAACTTCTACTTCTGGCTTATCTTCAGTGACCGTCGTCTCTTGAAGTGCCTTTACCTCACTTTTCACTTTATTTACTGGGAAGTAGTTCTCGCGAATTACTGCGAGTTTGCTATTAAACTCACCTTCTGTGGTGAACTCCACGCCCTCTGCGAGCGATTTCATTTTCTCGACCTGTACTTCGGTTAGTCCTTCACAGATCTTGCGAATTGCTTCATTTCTCTTTGCAACGTTAAGTTCCTCTGTAAGAGCAGTGATCTTAGCATCAGCATCTGATGCAAGAGTTGTGACTGCTTCTTCGAGTTCTGCAACGCGAACTGCTAGAGTTTCTGCAACCTCAACCTTCTCTTCTGGGATCTCGATGTAGTGTTCTGCAAAGAGATTCTTGAGACCGTTGATAAAGTCTTCCGTCAATTCAGAACGGAGACCTGCTTCGATTGCAACTTTATTTTCTTCCATCCATTGCTCAACAACATAGTTTAGATATTCATCTACTTGTTCAGCTAGTTGTGTTTGCATTGCTTCATATGCTTCAGCAAGAATTTGATCATTCTCTGCTGCCATATCTTCAACGATTGATTCAACGCGAGAATTTACGGCTGCTTCAAAAATCGTTGTTGCTTTTGTGCGGAATTCTTCGGATAGAGATTCGCCATTGAAGAGAGCATCAACGTCTTCAGCCATTGACTTGCTGTGCTTCTTGACCATGTCTTTCTTCCAGGCTTCTTTCATTTCCTTTTCGTCTTCGTCTTCCTCTTCTTCTTCTTCCTCGTCCTTATCTTCATCTTCTTCAGATTCAGCTTCGCCGAGTTTCTTGACAGGAAGTGGCATTGGAACCTTTGTGCCGCCTTCTGCGACAACTTCGCCTTCGATTTCTGTTTCTTCAGTCTTATATTCGCCAGCATCTACTGGATTCTTCTTAAGACCTTCTCCTTCGTCAGCGAGTTTCTTAGCATCTGAACCAGGAAGTTTCTTCATTGGTTCTGCTGGAACACCTTCGTGACCTGGCTTTGCAGCTGGTTTCATTTCAGCCGATGCTTTAAGACCATAGTCATTTGGTAGTGATTCTGGGGTTTGTCCACCGAGATCTTCCATCTCGCCTGGCAATTTTGCTGCTGGTTCTTTTCCTGCAGCATTCATTGATGCTCTTAGAATTTCTGCAGCGGATTCTGATAATGTCTTAGCCATTTGTTTTAACTCCTGAAGAAGTAATATTATTTATAAATTTTAAAGTTTTGACAAGAAATTCTCAAAGATCTTCAATGAGATTTCGTCAATTTGTTTTTGCTTTACATTCTTGATTTGATTATAATAAGCATTGACATCTAATTCTTTTACAATGCCATTATCCCAAACCCACTCTTTACCTTCCATAATACCTTGAACGAAAGCACCTGGTGCGGATGGATCCGCTACAATATCAGCCGCTGTGGCCAGATAATAGTCATCTTGCACGACGTTGACACCGTTCTCGTTTTTGAGAGAGCCCATGCCACGACATGACACACCAAGAATTGCACCGCCTTCCATAAGAGACTTGGCGATTTTACCCATTGGTGTTTCAAGAATTTTTGCTTTACCAATCCAAACATTACCTTCTTGTTTGAGATTAGTGATAAGATGTGATACGCGATCTAGATTAATCGTTGGTGAATCAGGATGACCCAATTCGCCGAATGCGCGATTCTTTTGAACATAGTCTTCATCATAACGCTTCACTTCTTTCGAAAGAGTTTCTACTGGATAGATGCGACCGTTACGATTCTTTTTTTCAGCAACAAGAAATGGACCTTGAATGAAGAGACTTTTCACACCGTTCTTTTCTTCGGTGATCATCTTCACTGCTTCAACTGTTTCTGTGATTAATTTCATTTTTATAGCCCCAATGATGTGCGTTTTCTTAATGAACGCTTTCTTTTAATTAATGCTCTTGCGAGTTTTGCTCTGCGTTTAATTTTTGCGCGACGAGCACCAATTTTTCTCTTAATTCTTTCGCTAGATGACATGCGAATCATCTTGCCACCACGAATTGTATAACCCTTAACGCCAGATACAATTTTGCGTCGTTGAACTTTGCCACCACGAACTCTTAAACGAATAAGTTTTTTACGTCCAATTTTTTGAACGTTGGCTTCTGCGATAATTTCTCTTACGATGTCAGAAACTAAACTCATTGTTCGTCTCCGATTGTAAATTTAACTCTGCTCAATGCAAAGTGTGCTGCCTTTTCAAAACTTTTTGGAGTTGTAAGCATGTCAGCAAACTTCTTTTTATTTTCGTCATTTAATGCATCGTGAACCATATGAATGGCTTTTGCTGCACCATGACTGACTTTCATTTTAGATCCATCAGCAAACTTCATATGTTTTGCTGTAGACTTTGGATTTTCTTGTGAAGCATATGCTGCGACTTGTTCAAGACTTTCCATTAAATTGTCAACTTCAACTTCTTCTGCTGTTACGTTTGGTAATGTATCTGTAACACCAGAAGATTTAAATGGAACTGTGAAAACTAATCCAAGTTTGTCATTGCTATAAAGAGCAACTCGACGACCATCTGGGAAAATACGAACGCCAGTTCTACGCAACACCATCATTTGTGGCGGATAAAATGATTCATCAATTGACATTGTTTCTTGTTCTGTGTCAAGAATCTCATAATGATTGTTCAATTGTTTTGAAATATTTTGAGCTGCTTTAATACGATTTAAAGTTGCTCTAAATTGATTCATTGGAATCTTATCTGATAAGAATTCTGATGGAACAATAGAACTCAACTTCATATAATGTTTACGAGCACTTGGGCTAATTCGATTTAAAACTTGATTTTGTTGCAAGTTTGGATTTTGTGAAGACAATTGCGTATAAAGTTTGTGACCTGTTGCTGCAGCTGATGCATTAAGATCTTTCAACCCTAATGCAGACTTTGCTGCCATAACTCTTGACCTAACGCTTCCGTCAGATTTTTGAGTTGCAGAAACCTTATTCTTCTGTGCTGTCGACGGCTGCATCGCTGCTTCCGTCAACTTCTGTTTCAGATCCTTCAATTTCATTCGTTACTTCTTCTTGTCCGAGTAAATTGGATGCAACTTCAACTTTTTTTACTTCAAGTGCGTCAGTTACTTTGGATGCAATTGCGCTATTGAAAGCATTTACAAATCCTTCTTTATTGCCAGCAATTGCTGCTGTCACTGCGTCTAATGAATACCCATCATTGCTCATAATTTTCTCCAATTATTATTTAGTAATTTGTGCGTTAAATACAGAATTAATATCATTTGCTTGGGCTTGTGCAACTTCTTGACCTTGAGTCATTGGAGTTGGTTGTGCATTTTCGCTTGCTTCAATACCCGCTTGCTCATCTGACAATTCTTTATCCATACGCTCAATACCTTCTTCATCGAAATGAAGAACATGCTTCTTGACCCACGCTTTCGAGAAATAAACTCCAACGTATGGATCAATTTGTTGCATAAGTTGCAATCGAGAAGCCATCAATTCTGCTTCTTTAAGTTCCATAAAGTTATTATCTTTAAGGAAGTCATAGTGAATCTTTTCTTTTAATTCTTGCCATTCATCAACAGAACAGATTCCCTTGAGAGCAAGTTGACGTTGCATAAGTTCATCGAATAGTACTGAAAACTTCGCTCTCAATCTATCAATAAACTTACTGAATTTTAATTCATCGCGTGTGATTTCTGTTGAACGACCGAGTGTGAATCCTGTTTGTGATTCAAGACGAGAAACTGGAACATTCAATGCTTTGTACAGTTTCTTTTCAAAATAATTTACATCAGACAACTCACCAAGATTTTGTCCTGCTGGCAACGTTGTAATTTCCGTTGACTTGCCTTCGCCGCGACGCGGAATCCAAAAGTCTTCCATCATTGACATAAACTTACGATCATCTTTGATTTCGCCTGTGGCAGAATCATAAACAACCTTGTTTCTAAACTTGGTCATAATGTCACGAAGATATTGTTCTGATTTAACTTTTGGCATGTTACCAACGTCAATATAGAACACACGACGTTCTGGTGCACGTGACAAACGATAGATCACAACAGCATCCTCAACCATTCGGAGCTGGTTGAGGGGCTTTATCGCTTTGTGAAGGTACGATAATACGAGTGATCTTTTTGGATCCATCAATCCAGAATTGACATTTACAATTGCATCAGTTGCAATTTTTAATCCTGAATCAGTTGGTGATGTGATCAATGTTTGACCCTGATTCATCGCTTTTTCATTGTAGACGTAAAACTCTTGAACGCCAGCAGTTACTTCAACTCCTGTGCGTGGATCTTTTTTACGAATAATACTACGAACTTTGCGAATCTTACGTGGGTCAAGATAGAGAATTTCTTGAATGCCAAGTTTTGGTTGCTTTTCGTCAATCAATACTTGATAGAATAAACGACCATCAATGTACCAATTACGGAAAATATCTGATCCAGAGTTTGAGAAGTCTAACATGCGAAGAACATTTTGAAATTCATCGCGAATCATTTCTTTAATATTGTCTGGTTGTTCGAGATCATCTAAAAGAATTGTCACAGATTTACCAGTAACGTCGTGGACGATTGCTTCATTCACAATATCGTCAATTGCTGATTCCAGTTCTGGCTGCATCGACATTTCACGATAACGAGAGATAAGATCATTTTCGTTTTTGAAACTGGCTTCTAGATCAAGATATGTGCCAAAATAACCGCCAGAGGTGACAGTAATTGCACCATCGTCGTTTATAGGTGCAGCAACCTGAGGCTGAAGTTCAACCTCAGGTTTTTTGCGAAGAATTTCGAAGCCGAAAAGATTTATTGCCATATTTTTTTACCCATCATAATAAAAATTAATTGTTAACCGAATGGATCAACAATTTTTTCACCTTTTGCTCGAGCAATTGCGCCTTTGGCAACACGATTAGCAGCAGCATTTGCAAATGGATTTAGTCCAGATCTTCTAGATGCTACGCCAGCAGCAGTAACTCTATCTTTCAAAGTGTTGATTGTGCCGCCAATTCTAGAATTCACAGCACCCGTCACTCTAGATGTTGCTGCACTGGTAACACTAGATGCTGCTCTTCCAACAAACCCAGTAACTTGTGATGTTACTTGTGCTTTTACAGTACGCTTTACACGACGTACAAGACTCTTAAAGAAACTCATAGCGACCTCCTATTAGGTTGCGCTGCTTGCTGAAGTCCAGTACTGGTATGCAAATGTAACTTGGTACTCTTCAATCGTGTCGTTTGCGCCCCAATCCAATTCAATTGGTGAAATATCAATTGGGAACATTCCTCTAAATTGATATTCTTTAATAATTGCACCAACTTTTGAATATTGAGTCACAAGCGCGTCGAATTGATAACCGTCTGCTAGAACAGCAGCCAAGTTATCTTCGTGACTGTTAATATCTTGCATCAACAACTCAAGAGCATTGCGAATTGCAAAGTCTTCATCGTTGAGAATTGTTACAGTCCAATCAGCAAATGTTCTGTTACCAGCATATTTCACATTACGTCCAAAGTATGGAACTTCAACGAGTCCAACTGTTGAACCTGGCAACT